GATCCTCACGGCGTTGATAGCGGCGTAAGTACCGCTAAACTATCGTCACTGTATAAGTTTAAAAAGGTATCAGAAAAGGCTTACACAGCATATATCAAATACCTAAAATCTAAAAATAGAATTCATTTCACTACTGCTAGACGTTTAATTATGGAGTAAATTATGGCTAAGAAAACTAAGAAGGGTCCGTTGACCAAAAAAGAGAAGAGCTTTATCGAGGAAAACTATAAGACTCAATCAGTTAAGTCAATGGCTGAAAATTTGAATAGAACTGTGTATATGGTTGACAAATGTGTTAAAGGTATGTCCTTTGAACAAGAAACCGAAACTGTGGAACCCGTTAAGAAAGCTATGGATGTATCCAATCTTTATGCAAAAAACACAGAGCGTGGCGTAACTGTTGGCACAGAAGCAGCGTCTATGGCGGCTGACGAATCTAGGTCAAAGAAAGCACCGCCATCTACTGCACCTCGTTACTCAAAATTTATTCATAGAATTAAAGACTAATGAACAAAAATATCTGCACTAGATTTGATTCCCACATGCGATCCTATTGCAGTACCAATGTCGGAATGAGTTGGACAATGGAGTTGCAAAACGGAGTAACCGTTTATGGTGATTACGATAGGCCGGGATATGAAAAGTGCTGGGATCGAGTAAAGAATTATTGCGGGCAGGAGAAAGTTCTTCCTGTTAATGTTAAATTATTTATGATGGGCGTGCCAGAATTTACCTTCTTTGAAGATCCTAATGGCTTGAATGGCTTATCAATATGTCGCGGTGCGGCTATGGAACAAAGAATGTCAGGCGGCAATAGAAGTTTTCAGTTTTTGTCTGTGTCATACTTGCGTGATGAATGTGATTATGTTGATGTAAGAAAGTTTGTGTGGCCCTTTAATGATTTTGAAGAAGGTCAAGCGTACCGAAAATTGACCAGAAACAATATTCAACCAATGATTTTCAATCATGAATCAGAAAAATTCAAACGACAAGAAATTCAAGAGTATTACTACGGGGCAACCGTGTAATGCGGCCCAATATATTGCTGAGATGGTTTGTCTGAGAAGGGCTGAACGAGAAAACAAAGGAAGTCTCGCTTACAAATTTTGGAACAAAGGCGAAGCGTATCAGACTCAAGTAAGAGTCGCACATAAATTGATTAAGAAGTATGGAGAAAAGGCTATACTTCATTATCTTAATAGCCCAAGCGGATCAAACGTTTATTCCTTGGGCTTTTTACATAAGAGTAAAAAGTTTGTTTTACCATTGGACTTTGTGAAAACCGGTATTGAGAAATCTAAAAAGATTACTGATGCGGAAGAAGCAAAGCCAAAGAAGGTGGTTAAAAAATTAGAAGGCGAATTTAAGCCTAAGAAGTCTCAACCAAACAAGAAAAGTCTAGTATCAAAATTAAGGAAAGCAGATGGCAGGAACTAAGATCCCAGAGTATCTCAAGAAGTCAGCTAAAGACTATGGACAGATCATCAAAACGGGAGCCGAAGTATTAGAAGAGAAAAGTAATTACGAGGTAATTTCGGTTGGTCCAGCTATTGATCTCGCCCTTGGGGGTGGAATCAAAGAAGGTAGCTGGGTTACACTGACCGGAGATCCTAAATCTGGCAAGACGACGACAGCGATGCAGATCGCCTGTAACTGTCAAAAGATGGGACGTAATGTTATCTACATTGATGCAGAAGGAAGATTCAAAGATATGAACTTCCAAGTCGATGGACTCGATCCAGAGAAGATGCTCATTATGGCTCCAGAAGATAAGCCTATTCCTGCTGAAAAGTTTTTGGAGTGGGCATACCTCATGATGAGTCATCCAGATAATCATGGTGCTGTTTTGATTATTGACTCGATCTCTTCTCTTATTCCAGAGAAAGAACTGGACAATGATTTCAGTCCGGGTCGTGCAGGTCTACCAAAGATTCTTAGTATCTTCACTAAAAAGGTTGGCCAACTGCTGCCTAGACAGCGTGGACTTGTGATTGCTATTACGCATTATATCGCTAACACTTCTGGCTTTGGCAAAGCTAAGATGGCTGATGGTGGCAACAAGATTCAATACCAAGCAGACACCAGAATGGAGATTGCTGGCGGCGGCGAGAAGATTTCCGCTGTAAAATTTTGGGAAGATGATGATGGTAAACGTATCGGTCAACTGGTCAACTGGAAGATTATCTGCTCTTCAATGGGACCGCCGGGAGGTCAAGTGCAAAGCTATATTCGATACGGTCATGGTATCGACAGATCGCAAGAGATTCTAACACTTGCTCTAGATCTTGGTCTTATTGATAAGTCCGGTGCATGGTTTACCTGTTCGTTTTTACAAATGTATAAAGATGTAGCAAAAGAAATATTCCCCGACATTGATGTGGATAATAATGATGAGTTGTTTAAGAATGGGGTTGGTAAATTTCAAGGCCAAAATAAGTTATATGAGTTTTTGAAATCCAATCCAAGGCTAATTGATATTCTTGAGGAAATTATAAAGGAGGGCTTGTCGTAATGGAAATGTGGAAGTTAAAGGGCAAAGATGGAAAAGTCGGCAATAGCGTTTTCTGCAATCTTTATAAGGCTTGTAAAGAAATGAACGCTCGTGATATTGCTACTGGGAAAAGACAGCAAACACTTAACGGCGTTGAAAGAAGAACGGGTCCACTAGCGAATGACACTACTTTAATTACTCATTCAGGCGACTGGGGCATTAAGAAAACAGAATGTAGAATTACATCAACGCCACTATATGCTTATACTATTGAAGATGCTGCACATGGAGGTGCATATCTTCAGCTAGAAATCAAATCTGTTGTGAATGTGGTAAAAAGATGGTTTATGACAAACCAATATTGTTTTCTACATGATAAAGTTCATCCCATTCCTATAGGCGTTAATCATATTGATTGGGGATCTACGGATATTGATAAACTTAGAAAAGTAGAAAAAGAAAACTTTTGCTACGCTAATTTCACAATTACTTCACCTTATCGGATCAGAGTAGCTGAATGGTGTTGGCAACAGCCATACATTGACTGCAACTTCCCTAAGCGATATGAGACTCAAGATGTAGAGCTAAACATGCCAATCTTGCAAGGCGAAAAACTTGAAATGGATGACTTCTTAGAAACTCTCGCTTCTTATGCATTTGCTATTGCCCCAACAGGTAATGGTCTTGATACATTTAGAACTTGGGAGTGCATCTTATGTAACACGGTTCCCATCGTTCAAGATAATTGGATGAACAGGGTGTTTTCAAGAATTTGGCCTATGGTTCTCGTGCCTCGTTACGAGTTTGCAGATGTGCCTGATTTGGTGAATAAGTTTATGGATGAACATGGAGAAAATATCTCCTATGACTATTCGCTATTGCTAGAAGAAAACTTTGATGAGTTACTAAATAGGTTAGAAAATGAAAGTCACGGGCTTAGACGGGAATACCTATAACTGGAAACCCAAGACCAATGGAGGGAAGAGGTCGAAACTTCATAAAAAAGCAAAGGAAGCACTTGACATATGGTATCCGTATGATACAATATATGAAGAGGTTTCCTTGCCCGGAACAAAAACTTCCGCAAGAAGAAGTACGCTTCGTGCCGACCTCTATATCCCAAATAGAAACCTAATTGTTGAAGTTCATGGCGAACAACATTTTAAGTTTAACAAGTTTCACTATAAGGATAAGCTATCTTTCTTTCGTGCCCAAGCACGCGATAGAGACAAAGTAGAATGGTGTAACTTGAACGAAGTGAGATTTGTAGCTTTTAATTACAACGAAACAGAAGAAGAGTGGAAAGCAAAGATATGACAGCGTTTATTAATCATGACAATAAAATCATTTTCGTGCATACCCCAAAAACCGGTGGCACTTCTGTGACTGATTGTATGGTTGGATTAGACCAGTCTCAGAAAGCCGCTCAAATCTTTGGTGCGAATATTGCTAATGTGGAATACGTTGAGGAAGGCCATGCCACAACTACTGAGCTTAGAAATAAGTGTCCAGACTATGACAGTTATTTCAGTTTTGCTGTAATGAGAGAGCCGTTCTCTTGGCTGGTGTCATTGTTTCGGTACAGATTTCATAGAGATGTTTTAAGCGATGTTATTCCAACACCGTATTCTGACTTTAGTCTTTTCATAAAAGAGTTTTACAAT